GTTTCCGGTATGGCTGTTGAAGCTGAATCCTAAGATACGGGTAATTTTGGCGAGTTACGAGGCGACGTTTGCGGCGAGTTGGGGTCGTCGTGTGAGGAACACGATACTTGAGAATGAGGACAAGCTGGGTATTAGGTTATCGAAGGACATGCGTGGCGCATCGAATTGGGAGACGACGGCTGGCGGTGGGATGCGATGTGCTGGTGCTTTGGGGCCGATTACGGGGACAGGCGCTGACTATATGATCATAGACGATCCGATTAAGAACAGTGCTGACGCGCAGAGTCCGACGCAGCGTGCGAACATGATAGACTGGTATAAGACGACGGCATCGTCGCGGCTACAACCTGGGGGGAAGGTGATAGTGGTGCAGACACGTTGGCATGAGGAAGACTTGATGGGCTGGCTGATTGAGAATAACAAGGAGGAGAATTGGTGTGTGGTGAATATGCCGGCGATAGCTGTGGGTGATGATGATATTGGCAGGTCGAGGGGCGAGGCGTTGTGGCCGAGTCAGTATCCTTTAGACGAGTTATTGAAGATAAAGAAGCGGATGGGCGAGTATTGGTGGAGTGCGATGTATCAGGGCAGCCCGATAGTAAGGGAAGGGGGATTTTTTGATACGAGCTATATTGATGTTGTAACGGAGTTGCCTTTTATCCCGAGTCGCGTGGTGAGGTATTGGGATTTTGCGGGCACTGAGGCTAAGCGCGGGAAGGACCCTGACTGGACGGTGGGCGCGAAGCTGGTTGAGTGTAATGGTGAGTTTTGCTTGGTTGATTTGAAAAGAGATAGGCTGAGCGCGGCCGGTGTGGAGCGGCTTGTAAAGGATACGGCGATTGAGGATGGTTATGGTGTTCCGATATTGATAGAGCAGGAGGGCGGCAGCAGTGGCAAGGGGATAATAAGTCATTTTAAGCGCAAGGTATTGAAAGGGTATGAGGTGCATGGTGACCATCCGAGTGGCAGTAAGGAGGATAGGGCAAGGTTGCTAAGCAGCGCGGTAGAGACGGGGTTGGTTAAGATAATGAAGGCGGGCTGGAACAATGATTTGTTAGATGAATTTGAATTGTTTCCTAATGGAAAACATGACGATATAGTTGACGCGGTAGGCGGCGGTCATCGGTATTTATCAAGGGGCAGTAGGGTACGCAAGGGTTCGGTAATGGGAGAGGTATAATGGATAGAGAAAAGGGCAAGGTTTTGGGTGTCATAACGAAAGATGGTGATTTTGTGTCACGTGAGGAGATGGAGCTTTATGCTAAGCAGAAGGTTGATGAGTCGAAGAAGAAGCAAAAAAGTGAGGATGAAGAGAGTACGCAGATCGAGGATGATTGGACTGGTAGGCATGGTGTGAAGGAGAAGCCCTATCCTGCAAGTTTTTTTCTTAACTACCATGAGCATGTTACTATTTTTGCTGCTACAGTTGATCAGATAGCCACTGATGTAACGGGCGGTGGTTATACGATTGAGCCGGTTGATGATAGTGTTGACAAGGATAATGCTGATTTTAAGCGCGAGAAGGAGACGGCTAAGGATTTTTTCAAGAGACAGTTTAAGCCGCCGCATACGATTAAGAGGTTGACGAAGCAGTCTTTGATTGACAGGTTGGTTATTGGCCACAGGGCTATTGAGGTGGCCCGGAACCCAGCGGGGCTGGTTACCAATTTATATTATGTTCCTGCAAAGACTGTATGGGTAGATCACCGGCTGATGCGAGATAATGATACGGGAGAGGATGTTAGGGAGCGTCGTTATGTTCAGAAGCGGGGGCGTAAGGCGGTATATTTCAAGGAATTTGGCGATACTCGGGTTGTAAGCCAAAAAGATGGCAAGGTATATGACGAGCTTCCGGTCGATGAGCAGGCGAATGAGATGATATTTGATTGGGAGTTGCATCCGAAAGATGAGTATTATGGGTTGCCGAAGTGCATAACAGCGTTAGGTGCGATGGATAGTTTGCTTTATGCCAGGCAATACAACGTGAGTTTTTTTGAGAATCACGGGGTACCCGCCTATGTTGTGAAGTTAAAGGGGGCGTGGGATGATGATGCAGCTAAGCATATGGAGGACTTTATCAAGAAGGTGTGTCATGGTGCAGGCAATGCTCAAAAGGCTATTCTTATGAAGATGCCTTACGACCCTGAGGCGGAGGCTGCGGAGCGTTATGGCGATATTGTGATTGAGGAAGTGGATACGATTGAGAATAAGGATGGTGGCTTTACGGTGCTTAATCGGGATGATAGGATGGAGGTTCTTAGTTCTTATTCGATGCCGCCTTATAGGATAGGGGTATATGAGACGACTCGGGTGGGCGGTGATCCTGGCACACATTCAAGTCATATTTATAAGCAGAGTGTTATTGACCCGCTGACTGAGGAGATTGACGCACAATATACAATGATACTTCAGGATGGGCGGGGTTTGAAAAATGTTAAGTTTAGCATGAACCCAGTAGATGTTCGGGACAAGAAGTTTTTGCAAGAAATTTATACGCAGGCGATTGAATATGGGTTGATGACGCCGAAACATGCTGCTGAACGGATGAACTATCCTGAACCGCCGGATCATATGGATCAGTATTTTGTTAATAGTAGGTTAGTGCCTGTATTGGGTGGCGAGTTGGGTATGAGATCGGGCATGACAGAAGAGGAGATTGAGGACAGGATAGCCGAGATCGATCAAAAATTGACGGACATGCAATCAAATTCTGACGGGGGTTACCTTGACAACAATGTGTAAAATGATATAAAATAGTTAATAAGGTAATATACCTCTTTCAAAAAGGTGGATCGCTTATGATGATAGAAGATATAACTAAGGATAAATTAAAGGGTTGCAGCGATGAAGAGCTTCATGGTTTGAGGAGTAAGTGCATTAAATTCCATGGTGAGGGCGATCTTCTTGACGGTAAACTTTTGCAAGGTTACGATTTATTGTGGAAAGAATTTGACAATCGGGGTATAAAAATTAAGGTTTCTGGTATTGATAGGGCGGCTCTTGCCGAGCGGACAGAAAGGCTGAAACAGAAACGCAATACGAAGGTGGTAGAGAAAGAGTTTGGCGATGGTATTGTTCGCAAGGTGAAGCAGACTAAGGTTGATGGTTTGCCGGATGAATGGAACGCTTCTTTGAAGTTCAGGGCAAGGATTGAGAACGATGTTGCATGGGACTGGCTACAGAAGGGATATTTTGCTGGTGCCCAGGTAGATGGTTGGGCGCTTGAAGAGATTTATGTTGAAAGCATGGATGGTGATGATTATACTTTTGTTGCCACAAGTGTTCAGATAGGTGGATTAAGTCTTGTGACGCAGCCTTATCGTTCGTTTGGGCGGATCGAGGTTGAGGATGCTGAAAATCGAATTATAGTGGGTGAGGCTTTGTGGGTATGGGATAATGTTACGGCTGATGCTCTGCAATCGGCGGCTGACTCATATAATATGGTTTTATTCCAAAACGGTAACGCTGATTTACCGATAGGCACCATTACTGAATTGACTACAGGTGATTTGGTCGATAAATCTGAGGAGCCTTCTACTTACGTCAAGGTGATGAAGGTTGATGATGCACGGCAGGAGGTTGGTGGCGTTGTGTATCCTGCTAATAAGGAAGATGCTCACGGTGATTGGGCTACGGCTGATGATATACATGACGCAATGGTCGATTATATGATTAAGTCACGCAAGTCTGATATAATGCACGATAGGATTGAGCGGAGTGATATTCATATCATTGAATGTTTTCAGGCAGATGCTGAGACGGTAAAGGGGGGTGGCACAATCAATGCCGGAGATTGGTGGGCAACGGCTAAGATTGAGAGTGAGGAGACTTGGGGGAAGGTGAAAAGCGGCGAGCTTGCTGGCTGGTCACTTGACGGTTTTGCGGAGGTATTATAAAATGGGTAGAATGAAAGGCTTACGTGTCAATCGTATATCACTTGTTGATAAGCCAGCGACGGGGATTGGTTTTCAACTTATTAAATGTGAAGGAGGCAGTAAAATGAAAGAAGAAACAAAAGAGCTTTTGGGTAAGTTTGTAGGGGAGGGTGTGGATTTATCGGCGCTGGACGATATGGAAATCGAAGATGTTGTTCAGGACGAGGTGGCAGAAGTCTTGAGACGTGCCGATGAATATGGCGAGGAGTTGCCTAAGGATGTAAGGGAAGGATATGGTGTTCTTGCAGTAAAATCTTTGTCGCCGGTTGTGCTCTCTGAAGAGGAAAGCGATGACGCGGACGACGATGATGAAGTCGGAACGGAGAATGTTGAGGATGCTGTTAAGTCCGCTATTGAGGGGCTTGCGAGCACACTTGACAAGACTCTCGCTGAAGGATTCAGTAATATGGACAAACGTATTGAACGCCTGGAAACGGTGTCAGGTAAAAAGAAAAGCCTTGATGAAGAAGAAGACAATGAAGAGGATGTCATAAAAAGCACTGATGACAACCCCTTCCCGTCACTCACCAAGGCAGTAACTATTGACTAAGGAGGTAGATTATGGCTGAGACATGGCCTACAAATAAAGACAGATTGAAAGGATTTAGTAAGCAGAGTCTTATCAAGGGTAATTTTCCTGATACGATCAACTTCGAGCCTGTTGAGGCTGACAAATTCATTGACTATATTGTTGATGAATCTGTTCTGCTTCAAGATGCTGTTCGTGTTGTTAAAATGACACGTAACGAGAAAAACATTCGGGCTATTGGTCTGGCTGGTAAGCAAATTCTGCATCCTGCGGGTAGCTTCAGCAAAGCCAGTCATGGGTTCACTGAAGTCAATCACGACAAGATCACGCTTCAGGCGAAGAAAGCCAGAGGTGTTGTGACTGTCTATGATGACGACCTGGAGGATAACATCGAAGGCGCCGCTTTTGCCAACCATCTCATGCAGATGATTGCGCGCGAGGTGGGGAATGAGCTTGAAGATGCTTATCTTATGGGTGAGGCTGCCGGGGACAATAGCGATGCCGATCAAGGTATTCGTACTCTCTGGGACGGCTGGCGTAAGTGGATACATGAGAAAACGCATGGCACCGAAGGTTCGGCGGAGGTGCTCGACGCACGTGATGGTAATGTATTCAACAACGATGACGGTCATATATCGGAGCAGGCCAATTCTGCCCCGTATAACTGGGAACACAAGTACCACAAGATGGGCAAGACATTGCCGACGAAGTATATCAAACTCGGCGGTGGGCTTGGACAGTTCCGGTTCTATAACAATGACCAGGTGACGTGGGATTATATTGAGAGTCTGACAGCCAGGGGCACGGCCCAGGGCGACGCTGCTATTATGGGGCAGGTCAGGCCGCAGTATAATGTGACGCCTATCGTCAATATGCCGTTGTATCCTACCGAGATACCGGTTAAGCACGC